CTGTTTGAAGGATGAACCTATTTCGCGCGAAAAGAATGATATAGGTAAAATACGAGTATTTAATGCTTGTCCTATGTCTTTTGTGATTGTATCAAGAAAAATATTTATGACATTTGTAAAATTCATGCAAGAAAATAGAGCTTTGTCTGAAGTAGCCGTTGGTATTAATGCCCACGGATTAGAATGGCAAAATTTATTGAAATATTTGAATCATGATAGACCTCTTACCCAAGAGAATCTTGACGAATTATATTTCTTAGCTGGGGATTTTAAATCATTCGATTTATCCATGAATACTACAACACTTATAGCAGTTAAAAAAGTTATAATGACAGTATTAATACATGCAAATTGGTCTATAGAAGATTTAACAATGGCTGAGACATGTTTACAAGAAATGATATTTAAATATGTGAAGCTAAATTGTGAATTAATTAAGATACAACATTCTAACCCAAGTGGAAACTCTTTAACAGTTATTATTAATTGTATAGCTAATTCTTTATATATGAGGAGCGTATATTATCATCTACATTCACAGAAGGGTAATATAAATGTTCCATTATTCCATACTAAATACAGATTAACCACATATGGGGATGATAATGTATTAACTACCTTAGATAAGAATGAGGTAATGACACACTTAACTATAAGAGACACGTTATCTTTATGGAATATTGGTTATACTATGGCAGAAAAAGATGCTGAGTTTACTGATTATATAACGTTAGAGAAAACCACATATCTCAAACGCAATTTTGTTTATCATAAAGATTTAGAAATATACGCAGCACCTCTTAATATAAAATCTATTAATAAGATGTTGTGTATATGGACTTATAATAAAAATGGATTCGACGCACAATATGATGGTGTTATTAGGAGTGCATTTTATGAACTTGTTTTTCATGGAAGAGAAGTTTATGAAAAATATTTTAATATAGTTACCAAAATATTAAATGGACCAGATTTTGATTTTGTTCACCCTATTGATAAAAACATTATAAGGGTTGAGCACTTTGCTTATTGGAAACCTCCAACATATGATGAAATGTTATCAATTTGGAGAACCAATAATTTAGGGAGTGAGTTACAACTTCCTGCTGATTCAGCTAGCCAACTGTAACCGTACAATTTTGATCTTTGTAAATATATTTGTATTTGTATATATAAAACATATGCATATTGTATTGTATGTAGCGTGGGCGTGTCCCGAAATTATATTTATAATATCTTTTTATGTCCAAATTTTTGACGCTCAAAGAAAGAAACAAATACAGCGACAGTGCGTTGAGTTACCGTACTGTTTTAAAAATGACTCTCAAAACAAGAAAATGATAAAACAACATCGATAGTGGAAAATGAAACTACTATCAACACGACGACTCCCACTGCACAGATGGCTGGGACGAAAACTACTACAGAAAATGAAATTAGTAGCACAGCTACTACTGTCTTCACTGATGAGATGGAAGGTACTATTCTTCAGATTCCTGATGCTGTACAAGACATATCATCAATGGATCACATTGGCGCTACCGATATTAATGAATTTTTCGCCAGACCCGTACGTATCTATTCCGATACTTGGGCTAATGCTGCTCTTGGAGCTACTATTAGCCCTTGGTATGCCTATTTAAATAATACAACGGTACTTAATAAAATAAAGAATTATGCTTATTTAAGGGCAAAATTACATATTAAAGTAGTTGTAAATAGTTCTCCTTTTTATTACGGAGCATTACAATTAGCTTATTACCCTTATGCTTTAGAACAATCATGTATACATTATGGTATAAATGGATTCTCAAGAACCACTAAAGTTCCTCCTATTGCGTCCTTATTTACAAAGCACGTTACCTAATATTGTATTAGAAGCTGCTAAATGTAAAGGTGGCGAGATGGTGTTGCCATTTATTTATGATAGAAATTTCTTAGATCTA